CATTTAACGATGTGGTTGTTTGACTATTTCTTTGGATTCCTGTATAAACTTTTGTTTTGCAGAAGCAGGGAGATTTATCGGTATCTCGGATCATTAATCCCGTTCGACTTGAACGATGCATTGGTCCATCAAAAACCATTCTTCTCTCTGGCTACGATCGACCCCCGTCTTATCACCGGGCTTCGATCGTACGTTCCCCCATACCCATTTCCTGAAAGTTACTGGTTCCCCACTCCACCTGATCTTATCCACGATGTTGCCAATGCTCTGGCACACCTGTGGTACAAGCTAGGATCAGCGTGGAACTACCTTATTAACCTCTTGAAATGGATGACTTATTCCCCACAAACCTATGACTATTGCCCAGGTGACCCAGGTTACTACTACTACTACTATGTTACGATGTTTCTTACATCAATCTTAGTTATAACATACTTTTGTTTTAGTGTACTAATCTGGATCAAGAACATACCTGGACGGGCTTATCTATCCATGCTATTGTACTTTACCAATAATGTGAAAACCAATCCTGACATGTATCGTGAGCACTTCGCTAAACTTGTCAAGCCAGAACCCAAGCCAGTCACAGGACACTCTCATCCCACCGCCGCAGCACATAGAAATGTTGATGTTTCTATGATGCAAAACTTTTGTACCGGAATTGGTCTCACCCCTTACTATGTCCAGATGTCTAAATCTAACCAACGACATGGTTCACAAGGGTCGAGAGACTATTATTGGGCCAAGGACCTTACGGCCAAACCTTGCACCTATAAGCCACGAAACACTCTCCAACACAATCACTGTTTGTGTCTCGTTGATGTCGACCAGTATATACCTATGCCAACTTTTCTTGCAGACAACCATCTGCCTGTTTTGATCTCTACAGTACAACCAACTAAATGTGCTGATATATGCGCTAACTTCAGTTTCACCTTTGATGATTCCAATAACATGGATTATCAGGTATCTGGAGGCGCGCACTACAAACAGAAAGTTTGGAATTACAACCAAGATGTTATTACTACGACTAAAACCTTCTGTGGCATCCCTTACAAAACTCGCACCTACAATGTTGACAAGCGCACAAATAGCGCTCACCATGACCTCATTCTTCTAACCCCCACCGGCAGCTGGTCCCTATGGTCCACGCTAGCCGTACACCTGTTTAACCCGTCACCTCTGACTAGACTGAACGTATGGTCTGGCACGCACAACCGACTCAAGAAAGTCACCAAAGATGGTGTCTTCTATTCTACGTGCGCGCCAAGCCAATACGCTGAAGTTACAGTCTCAGCGGAAATTGACGACACAATATCTAACATTGGCCATGCATCCAAACATGGTCTCACTCGAACATCCATAGCATCGATGTTACCTGAAGCAAAATGTGCCGCTGAGAAACTAGCGAACACATGCAATGCTGCAACCTTGCTGTGTTACCACAAAGCCAATAGCATTAAAATGTCTGTGGCTGAGCTTGCTCAGTCATGGGCCAAAAATGCTGCCTGTGGTTTGTTCAAACTCAAGAAAGTTACAACAGTGTTCCCCAACAACGATACCCAACCACGAATCTTCAAATACCAATTTGGTGATTATGAGGAAGACCCAGCTAATAAAATGTTTGCCTACATGGCACCCATAATATCTGAGGCCTATTCCCCTGATGTTACCAAAGGCAATGAAATTCGAGGCGTCAAAGAACGGATCGAAAAACCCCGGACAGACAAGCAAGCCAACCAGTTCATCAATAATTGCATTAATGACTTTGTGAACGAACTAGTTACTATAAAAGGATGCTTGTTACCTCAGTCCCACGATGAAGTTATG